GGCTGCAGCGGCCGAGCGAGAGGCGGCAGCGGCCGCGGCTGCCGCAGCGGAGCGAGCGCAGCGCGAGTTTGAAGAGGCCGCGCGATTGGCGGCGAAGCCCAAGGTGAAGACGCCGTACGCGGGCCTGCCCTGGACCATCGAGGCGCAGAATCCCGACGGCAGCTGGACGAAGCTCGTCTCGGGTCGTGCGTGGCGTTACAAAACCGAGGCCGGCGCGCTCAAAGACTTGCAGTCGAAGCACATGCGTAAGTTCCTCGCCGGTGCTCGAGCGCGGCCCGTCCTGATTTGAGGCGCAAGCGCGAGCCGGCCAAAGCACGCCGCGGCAAACGATCAGCTTCGACACCCTTTCTATTCTGATCTAGATCGGCAGGGTTTTCCCATGACGCACACCTGGCTCGCAACGTGCCGACTCAGCTGCATCGAGTGCGGTCGCATCCCGTTCAATCCGCCGGCGCGACCGTATCGGCTACCGCACGTGTCGCTGTTCAACCACGCGCTTTGCCAGGGCGAGTTCACGCACGAGATGCGCTGCGCGGTTTGCTACGTGCTGCGTACCTCGCGCGCGCCGCACGACTGCCTGGGTCGACCGAGCGAGGCCGCATGCCGATGATTGGCTGGATGCTCGCCGTCGCGTCGTGGGTCCTGCTGGCTTGGGCCGCGCTCGAGCGTTACACGCTGCTGCAGCGCCTCGACAAGGCTGCGTCCGTGCGCTGGGGCGAGCATGCGCGCCTGCTCGAGGCCGACCTCGTGCGCTGCGACGACCGCTCGATTGTGTCGAGCATGCGCGTCTCGGTGCTCGGCAACCACTGCCACATCGACGTGTGGATCCGCGGCGGGCACTCCGGCACGCTGGTCGTGGGGCCCGAGGATTGCGCCGCCATCGTGCGCTTGCTCGGCGGCCCGGGAAGGCTGACGCCGTCGTGACCGTAACTCACGACCAATACGTGCGTGCGATCCAGCGAATGCTGGCGGCGACCGAGGCCTGGGCGCAGGCGAACCGCGGCGCCAAGCTGGATTTCCGTCCGCTGGGTTTCACGGCGAACCACACGGTGGGCGCCAGCCTGAACGCTGCCATGATCCGTCGCGTCTGCGGCAACGCCAAGGCGCGCGAGCTGCTGCGCGTGATGGCTGCAGCCCTCGGCGACGGCACGCCCTCGCTGATGATGGCCGAGTGCTGCCTCGACCTCACCTTCGGCACCAAGCGCCCGCTGTCGGTCGGCACGGCGCCGGCCCTGATCCACGTACTCAGAGAGGAAAACTGATGACGCATGCTGACGACGACGACGAACTGAAGATGCTGACGCCCGAGCAGAAGCTCGAGCACTGGGGCCGCGGCCCGTGGCTGGACGAGCCCGACCGCATCGAGTGGTACGCGCACGGGCTGCCCTGCCTGATGACGCGCGCGCTAACCGGCCATCTGTGCGGGTACGTGGCAGTGCCGCCGGGGCATCCACTGCACGGCGTCGATTTCGACGACCAGCGTCTGCAGCGATTCATCGTGCACGGCGGCGTGAACTACGCGCAGGCCTGCTCGCGGCTCGTCTGCCACGTGCCTCGACCCGGCGAGCCCGATGACGTGTGGTGGTTCGGTTTTGATTGCATGCACGGCGGCGACTACGTGCCGGCGGCGATGCGCGTGGTGGCGCCCTTTATGGACGACAAGCGCGCCTCTGGCCTCGCGTATCGCGACGTGCCCTTCGTGCGCGCCCACATCAACCTCCTCGCCGCGCAGCTGGCGGCGCGGCCGGCCGAGCGATTCGCCGCGCTGCAGATGGGCGACTGGCGTGTGGCTCCCGAGCGAGAGGATGAAAAACCATGACTGCAGATGCGAACTACGATGACCTGGCGGCGCTGATCCGCCACAAGGCCGATGCCCAGGCCGTGCTGCTATTCGTCGTCGACGGCAAGCGCGGCAGCGGCGTCGCCGTGTACGGGCGCGGCCGCGGCGCGCTGTCGGGCGCCCAGCGCGACGACATGATGCTCGCGATGTTCCGCGGGCAGATGTCGGAGGCCGAGCAAAAGCGCATGGGCGTGGTGCCTCGCGACGTGCCGCCGGCGGAGGGCGAGGTCAAGGGCCTGCCCAAGCTCGAGCAGCACTCGCTGCCGACCGACGCGCCCGAGCAGGCCCACCTGCGACTGCAGGTCGCCGACGAGGTCGAGGCCGTGTTCCGGAAGTACGACGTCGGCGGCACCGTGCTGCTGATATCGAAGGTCGCCTCGGCCTGGCGCACGATCCTGCCGCCATGGATCGGCCTCAAGCCCGACCCGGTGCACGTGCTGCGCGTCAAGACGAGCAGCAAAAACCCCGGCGAGACCGACCTCACGCTGCACTTCATCGCCTGCGTGCGCGAGATGTCGAGCGACTATGCCAATTTCTACGGACGCATCTGGCGTCAGGTCGTCTCGGCGCTCGAAAAGCAGGGCGCCATCGTCGAGCACATGCCGCTCGGTGAAAAGGTCGGCGTCGGCGGACGACCAGATCCGCTCGGCGGCAAGGTAGACTGACTCGGTGACCGAGCCCGACGTCTATGCCTGCCCGCACGTGAGCGACAAACGTCCTCGGACGGCCATCGTCACGTTCCAATCGGTACCGCCGAGCCGGGCCGACCTCCACACGCGTACCGAGCTCTGCGCCATCTGCGCCGGCCGCATCGTCCTGGCCCTGCAGGCCTGCGAGCGGCGGCGCGAGAGCGTCTATGCCGAGCCACAGGTCATCGCCGTGCTGCGGGCCGCCGGCGACGCCGAGCGAGCGCTCTGGTGTGCGACGTGCAACCACGCGATGGTCGACCACACGTGTCTCGACGGCGGCTGCGTGGTCGAGGGCTGCGCCTGCCCTGGGTACGCCTGAGCGGCATTGACACCCCAGATCCGCTCGCATAACAGAGTGGGTGCTCGTCCACCGATTCGACGTCGCCACGCTCGGCCGCGCAGAGCGTACGCCGCAGGGCTTCCTTCGAATCCCGGGCTACCTGACGCGAGTCGGTGTACTCGAGTACAAGCGCGCTGACGGGCAGGTCGTGCGCGAGCTGCGGCCGCGCGAAGAGGTGTTTCGCGCCGAGTCGCTCGCGACGCTATCGGCGGCGCCGGTCACCGACCTGCACCCGACGCAGATGGTCTCGCCCGACAACGTGCAGGCGCTGCAAATCGGGCACGTCAGCGACTCGGTCAAGGCCGACGGTCGCCACGTCTCGGCGCACGTCACGATTCAAGAGGCCAAGGCCATCGCCGCGGTCGAGTCGGGCAAGCGCCGCGAGCTGTCGTGCGGCTACCAGTGCCGCATCGACGTAACGCCCGGCGTGTACGAGGGCGAGCGCTACGACCAAGTGCAGCGGGACATCGTCTACAACCACGTGGCGATCGGCCCGCAGAACTGGGGACGGGCCGGGCGCGACGTCGCCCTGCGCGTAGACTCGAACGACGACGATGCCGCTGAGGGCGGCGACGTGTTTCGTCTCGACAAGGCAGATGCAGTTAGCGTCGCGACCACCGCGCCGCTCGACGGAGGAGACCCAATGGAACCAGTGATGATCCACGTCGACGGCATCGAGGTGCTGGTGACGACGAAGCAGGGCGCGCAGCTCATCGAAAAGGCCCTGGAGACGCGCAGCGACGCGCTGGGCGAGGCGGTCGCCGAGCGCGACACGCTGCAGGGCCGATTCGACGCGCAGCTCGCCGAGCTCACCAAGGCCAAGGCCGAGCTCACGATCGCCAACGACCCGAAGCGCCTCGACGCGCTGCTGAACGAGCGCATCGCGCTGGTCGACCGAGCGCGCACCGTGCTGCCGGCGGACCACAAGTTCGACGGGCAGACTGCGCGCCAAATCCAAGAGGCCGTGCTGACGCACCTCGACCCTGCCATCGAGCTGAAGGAGCGCACGGCCGAGTACGTCGGCGCGCGATTCGACCATGCGATGGATTTGGCGAAGGCCGAGCGCACGCCGAGCAACCTCGACGATGTGCGCCGCCTCACGGCGCCGCCTCCGGCCCGCAAGCAGGCCGCGCGCACCGACCAGGCCGAGCCGCCCAAGCCTGCCTGGATGCAGCCGCTGTCGTACTCGAAAGCGCGCACCAAGTCGTTCTGACGGACGGCACACCTCTGAGCTCGAAAGGGAATCTGCACGATGCAAACCTCGTATTCGAACCTGGCGCCCGAGGCTCTGCTCGGGCTGATGACCGAGGACTTCACTCGGTACGTCGACACGGTCATCCCGCAGTCGGCGGTGAAGATCGGCAAGCTGCTGACCGCTGACACAACCGCCGGCAAGGTCCGCAACGCAGCGAAGCTGCCGGCGCTGGCGGCCGACATCACGAAGCCTGGCGCCATGGGCATCGTGCCCTGGGACCAGTCGCGTGAGGGCGGCAGCGATTGGCCGACGCTACGACCGACGCCCGTGCTGCGGCGCGGCCGCATCTGGGTCACGGCCGAGGGCACGATCACGCGCTGGACGCACCCATTCGTGCGCTTCGCGGCGGGCGCCGGCGGCACCGAGCTGGGCTCGTTTCGCGGCGACGCTGACACGGCCTCGGCCGCGGCGTGCCCGTTCGTCATCGCGCTGACCGATGCGCTAGCGGGCGCTCTCGTGCTCGTGGAGATCTCACTCTTCTAACACCCCTGGGCCGGAGAACCGAACAACCATGTTGCATTTTCAGACGCCGCCAATGGCTCCGTACTCGCGCGACCAAATCGCCGGCGAGCTTGCGAAGCTCACGACCGCCGGGCGCTTCGACGCTGCGGAGGTTAACCGCCTGCTCGCGGCGCTGATCGTGCATCGCGCCGACGTTTACGGAGAGGCTCGCCTCGACGCAAACGAGACCGCCGTGCTGCTGCAGCAGCTCGAGTTTCTGCGCGCCCGCACGACCGACATCGAGCGGCCCGAGTTCAAGGCGCGCATGCTCGTGCCGATCACCTCGGAGGTCGATCCGGGCGCCGAGACCTGGGCCTACACGCAGTGGGACCGGGTCGGCATGGCCAAGATCGTGGCGAACTACGCCGACGACATCCCGAAGGTCGCGACCTTCGCGAAGAAGTTCGTGCAGACCGTCGAGACCATCGCGCTCGGCTACGGCTGGAGCTGGCTCGACCTGCAACGCACGGCTCGAGCCGGCGTGCCGCTGCGTACGCGACTCGCCCAGGCCGTGCGCGACGGCTTCGAATCGCGCATCGAGGTCATCGGCGCCATCGGCATCGCCGAGACCGGCGCCACGGGCCTGCTCAACTCCGCCAACGTGCCCGCGATCGCCGCGGCTGCTCCGGCGACGGGCTCGAGCACGGTCTGGGGCGGCGCGGATAAGACGCCGCTCGAGGTCGTCAGCGACCTGCTCGCGATGGAAAATGCCATCGTGAACAACACCAAGGGCGTGCGCTCGGCCGACACGCTGATCTTGCCCTTGGCCAAGCTCACCTACATCGCGCAGAAGTCGATCTACAACACGGCGCCGTCGAATCCGATGGACACGATCCTCAGCGTCTTCCTCGCGAAGTCGCGCACGATCACCAACGTCGAGTTCTGGCACTTCGCCGACACGGTCAACACGGGCTCGACGCCTCGCGCGACGATGTACAAGCGCGACCCGACGGTCGTGCACCTCGAGGTGCCGCTCGAGCAGCAGGAGATGCCGCCGCAGGCGAAGAACCTGTCGCTCGAGATCAACTCCGTGGGTCGCATCGGCGGCGTCGCCTGGGAGTACCCGCTGGCGGCTGTGTACATGAACGGGATTTGAGGGCTGCGCGCGCTGCGTGGGCCCGCGAAAGGGACGACCGAATGCCATCAGCAAAACTCGAAAACAAGAGCGCGCGCATCCTGCATATCAGCATGGGTGGCGGCGAGACCCTGGCCGTGCCGCCGACCGAGGGCGGCATCGTCGTGCGCTTCGCCGACGGCGCCGAGGCCGAGGCCTTCCAGAAGAACGTCGCGACGCCGACGGTCCAGGAATGGATCGAATCGGGTGAGCTCATCATCACCGATGCGCCCGAGATCGACCCGGTGCTGCCCGCCGACGCCGAGGACGACCTCGAGGAGGACGTCTAGGTCATGTCGCAGGTCCGCAACATCGCCGACGGTGATCCCTACGAGCCGCAGCCAGGTGAGCACCTGCTGCAGCTCGCCAACACCGGCGACGTACCGCTGTACCTCGGCATTCGCCGCGGCGAGTTCATGCTCGCGGCGGCCGCCGGCGAGCCGGTGCGCACGTACATCCTGACCGAGGAGCAATACGTGCGGCTGCAGCAGCAGCTCGCGATGCAGGCGGCCTACAAGGAGTGGCTCGCGAGCGGGCTGCTGACGCTGGTGGACCCGACCGTCGTGGTGCCGCCGCCACCTCCGCCCGAGACCGAAGAGGAGCTGCCCGTCGAGGAGCCATGACCGTCACGGTCGACCAGATCAAAGCCGAGTTTCCCGAGTTCGCTAACACGGACTCGGGACTCATCGGTTACGCGATCGCGAAGGCGACGCTGCTGGTCGACCCGGGCACCTTCGCCGCGCTGACCGACGACGCCGTGAAGTACTACGCGTGCCACCTCATCGCGCTGACGCCGCACGGCGAGCAAGCACGACTGGTCGAGGCGCAGGAGCCTGGCGGCGCGACTACGACGTACGAGCGCCAATACCTCATGATTCGGCGCAGCGTCGTCGTCGCGCCGATGGCGGTGTAGCCATGGCGATAGAGGTCAAGGTCAAGGTCGTCGACCGCGGCTGGGAGGACATCAAGGCTCGCGTCGAGCGGCTGCGCGACACGGGCGCCATCGTCAAGGTCGGCGTGCAGGGCCAGCAGGCCGCCGCCAATCGGCAGGACACCACGCTGACCATCGGCGCGATCGCGCAGATCCACGAGTTCGGCAAGGTCATCCAGCAGCCGAAGATGCGGCGCACGATTGTCATTCCGGAGCGCTCGTTCCTCCGAGCGACCGTCGACATCTACCAGGCGGCTATCGCGCGTCGCGACGTGCTGCTCGCGCAGGGCTACGTGCTCGGCAAGTTCGGCCTCAAGCAGTCGATGGAGCTGCTCGGCGAGTACGTCGTCGGTCTCATCAAGCAGCGCATCGCGAACGGCATCCTGCCGGCGAATCGGCCCTCGACCATTCGGCGCAAGGGCTCGAGCAAGCCGCTGATCGACACCGGGCAGCTGCGCAACAGCATCACGTACAAAGTCGAGGTGCGCTGATGGATTGGCAGGCTGCCGAGGACGGCCTGAAGGCGTGGGTCGTCGCGATGACGATGATCGCGCCGGAGCTCGTGGCCTGGGACAGCCAGCCCGTCGGCATGCGGCTGTACCCGCAGGTCGACCTGCGCCTCTTCGACCACCGAGGGCGCGACGGCATGGGCGCGGAGATCACGTACGGCGAGCCGAACGACGTCGGGCAAATGTACCCGGTCGCCTCGCAGCAGCGCGTGTGCAGCTGGTCGATTACGGTCACGACGCGCGACCAGCGCGCCAACCAGAAGGCGTACGTCGTGCTCGACGAGGTCGCGGTGATGCTCGAGCTGCCGTATACGACCGAGCGACTCGGCACACTCGGCCTCGCGCTGCTCGACATGGGCAGGGTCATTCCGAACGTCGACGTGCCCTCGGAGCATCGCGAGCTGTCGCAGGCAGTGCTGACGCTGCAGCTCGGCTACGTGACCGAGGTGACCGTGCCGCCGGCGGTCTCGGGCGCAGCGGTCGACATCATCGAGCACACCGAAATCGGTGGGACCGTCCTCGACGCAGACGTCACGACGCCCGTCGGCGTCGAAACGAAAATCATTCCGCCGCTCGCATAGGAGGCCTCCCGATGAGCGCTGTTAGTGAAGTCATCGAAACCCAGATCGACGTGCGAGACGCGGCCGTGTCGCAGCAGGGCTTCGGCACGCCGCTGATAGCGGCGAGCCACAGCTTCTGGGCCGAGACGGTGCGAACCTTCTCGGAGCTGGTCGAGCTGGTCACGCCGCCCCTCAACGTCCCAACCAGCCATCCCATTTACGTCAACGCTCGAGCGCTCAAAGCGCAGAAGCCCTCGCCGGCGCAGTTCAAGGTCGGCAAGCGCACGACGCTCGCGACGCAAATCATGAAGCTGACGCCGACGGTGCTGCCCGCCGGGAGCACCTACAGCTTCGCCCTCGACGGCATCGCCATCACCGCCAGCGTTGCGGCCGCTGGCACCGTCGCCCAGGCGTGCACGGCCATCGCCCTGGCAATCACGACCGCGGCGCCCGCCGGCCTCGGTGCGGTCGCCAGCGCGACGCAAGTGACAATCACGGCGACCACGCCGGGCGCGCGCCACACCTTCTCGGCGACCTCGACCAACCTCGGCTACGCCGAGACGACGGTCGACCCGGGCATCGCGAGCGACCTCGACGCCATCTGGGCCGCCGACACCGATTGGTATGGGCTGGTGATCGACTCGAACGGCGCGGCCGAGATTCTCGCGGCGGCGAGCTGGGCCGAGACGCAGATCATGCTGTTTTTCCCGACGACGACCGACGCGGCATGCAAGACGGCGGCGACGACCGACGTGCTGACGCAGCTGTCGGCGGCAGGGCTGACCCGGACCATTCCGCTATGGCACCACCGCGCGGCCGAGCAGGTCGGCTGCACGGCATGGGCGGGCAAGATGCTGCCCAAGGCGCCGGGCTCGGCCAACTGGGCGAACAAGTCGCTGGCGCTCGTGGACGTCTCGACGCTCAGCGACGATGAGCGCGGGCACCTGAAGGCGAAGAACGGCAATTACTACGTCTCGGTGAAGCGCATCGGCTTCACGCTCGACGGTCGCGCCGCGAGCGGGCGCTTCGCCGACATCACGCACGGCATCGACTGGTTCGAGGCGCGCCTGCAGGAGCGCATCGTGTCGCTGCAGGCGAACAACGACAAGGTCCCGTACACCGATGCGGGCATCCAGCTGATCCGCAGCCAGGTCGACGCGCAGATCCTCGCCGGCATCACGGCGACCATCGTCGACTCCGCGCAGGATTGGTGGAGCTCGGTACCCGCAGTCGCCGACGTCGATCCGAACGACAAGGCGCTGCGCCTCCTGCGCAACGTGCGCTTTCAATTCGTGCTGCAAGGCGCGGTCAACAAGGTCCTCATCAACGGCACCGTCCTCGTGGCGGCGGAGTAATCCCCATGTCTCAGATGCGTGCGTGGAACATCAAGGATCTGACCATCTCGCTGAACGCAGTGCCGCTGAGCGACGGCGGCTACGGCGAGGACGAGGTCATGCAGCTCGAGTGGGAGGAGGACCAGTTCACGGCGTACGTCGGCGCCGACGGCGAGGTCTCTCGAGCCGCGACCAACAACGGCCTCGCGACCGTCACGCTGACGTACGCGCACACGGCGCAGGCGAACGACCGGCTCAGCGCGCTGCTGAAGGCCGACCTCGCGGCGACGAACGGTGCGGGCGCCGGCATGTACTCGGCGCGCGACCTCAACGGCCGCATGGTCGTCGTCGCCGAGCGCGCCTGGGTGATGGCGTACCCGAGCGTCACCCTCGGCAAAACCATCCAGACCATCGAGTGGAAGATCCAGCTGGCAGACGCGGCGCTCGGGTCGTTCATCGGCGGGCGGTGACCCGGCATGGCCATCGAGGCAAAGGAGCGCCGAATCGGCGGCACGCTGTACCGCATCACGCAGCTGCCTACGAAGCGAGGACGCGCGCTGCTGGTGCGGTTCGTGCGGCTGTGCGGGCCGGGCGCCGGCGCCTTCGTGGGTGGCGTCGGCCGTGGCAAAGGGAGCTTCGAAGCCGCCGTCGGCATGGGCGTCGCTGAGGCGCTCCACGACTTCTGCACGCGGCTCAACGACGAGGACCTCGCGGTCATCTGCGACGAGTTCGCGACGTACACGGTCGTGGTGCAGTCGCGCGAGATTGAGCTGCAGCTGTCGAAGATCTTCGACGACCACTTCGCGGGCAAATACGACGAAATGTTCAGCTGGTTGCGCGCCTGCTGCGAGGTGAACTTCTCGAGTTTTTTCGTCGGCTCGAGCGGCGCAAACCCGCTCGAAAAGCTCATGCAGATACTGTCGAGGTTGCAGTCCCAGACGACCTCGACTGGGACATCCACCGTGTCGCCGCCGCCGGCCGATATGCGGACGACCTCGTAACCATCCAAACCCAGTGGTCGCTCGACGACCTCTATGAGGCGCACGAGGTGCTGGACATGTACGACGAACTTGACCGACTCGTGCACCAGCGGAGGCCGCGGTGATCGTACGCGAGCTCATCACGCTGCTCGGCTTCACGCTCGACAAGGCGTCGTACGACAAAGCCAAGCGCGCCTACGACCAGATGCAGGGCGGCCTCACCGGGCAGCAGCGGGCGGCCAAGGGTGCGGACGCGGCGATGACTCGGGCCGGGCAGTCGGCGGCGCAGGCGGGCAAGCAGGCGGCCGACGCGGCGAAGCAAACGAACCTGCTCGGGCAGGCCCTCGGGATGGCGCAGCGCTTCGGCGCGCAGCTCGGCATCTCGAACCTGCTCAAGCAATACGTGACGCTCGCCTCCGACGCCAACGAGACACGCGGCGCGCTGACGGCGCTGTTCGGCCAGGAAAACATCGGCGAGATCGACCGCTGGTCGAAGGCCCAGGGCGCCGCCATGGGCCGCAGCGAGTACGACCTGCAGGCGTACGCGGCGAGGCTCGGCTCGGTCCTCGGCCCGGTCACGAAGTCGCGCGAGGAAGCCCAGGCGATGGCGCAGTCGCTGTCGCAGGTCGCGGTCGACCTCGGCTCGTTTTTCAACACCAGCGACGAGTCCGCCATGATGGCCCTGCGCTCGGGCCTCACCGGCGAGTACGAATCGCTGAAGCGTTACGGCGTGGTGATCAACGACGCGACGCTCGCCGAGGTCGCTCGGGCCCGCGGCATCAAGAAGAAGGTCACGGCGATGACGGTCGCCGAGAAGACCGAGCTGCGCTACCAGGCGATCCTCGACCGCACGAAGGCATCGCAGGGCGACGCCGTGCGGACAGGACAGGGCTACGCGAATGCGTCGAAGGCGCTCGAGGCGCAGCTAAAAGACCTCGGCATCGGCATGGCGATGACGGTCATCCCGAGGCTCGAAAAGATCGTGCGCTGGGCGCGTGATGCCGTCACGAAGTTCAACAAGATGGCCAAGGGTACGAAGATTCTCGAGTCGGCGATGTACACGCTGGGCGCCGTAGCGGGCATCCTGGCGCTCGAGTTCTACGGCGCGTTCGTGCTGCCCGCGATCGCCATCGCCGCGCTGATCCTCGTCGTCGACGAGTTGTGGACCACGCTCGAGGGCGGCGACTCCTTGCTGAAGGATTGGATCGACGGCTGGTTTGGCGTCGGCACCACCGCCGACCTCGTCGCCTGGCTGAACGAGAATCTGAAGGACATCAACGAGGAGCTCGGCGCGCTCGACGCGCGCGGCATCTGGGACACCTTCGCCGCCGGCGCCGACAACGCTGGCTTTGCGGTCGAGCGGCTCATCGAGAAGCTGATGCACCTGGCTGGCTGGCTCGACCCGATCGAAGCGGCGACCCGACTGCTGCGTAAGACGGGCGTGCTCGGCCAAGGCGACGCCGAGGATCGCGCGATGGGCCGAGGCATGGACGCGCCCGTGGCAGAGTCGATCAGCGAGGAGATCGCGCTGCGCCAGCGCGACCAAATGGCCAACATCCGTGGCGGCGTGGCCAATCGTGAGAAGGCTCGAGCGGAGCGGACGCGCGAGCGCAAGTACGGGCCCAGCACGTACCGGGCGGCGCCCGACACGCAGACCGCCTGGACGCCCATGGGCGCGACCGTCTTCGACAACGCAGGCAACCCAGTTGCCGGTGACGTGCCCGAGGCGCCGGCGCCGGCGATGAATACCACGAACAACTTCGTGATGAACGGCGGCGACCCTGCCGCCATCAAGCGCGTTGTGGACAAGGCCCTCGAGGATAACCGCAAGAAGCAAATGGCAGCCGTCGGGCGGCGAGGCGGCAGCTGATGGCGGCGAACCTCACGATAGGGTCGATCTGGATCGACGTGTCGATTTCGGAAAAGCACACCGTCGGCGCCGAGGTGTCGTCGCATCCAGTCGAGTCGGGCGAGGACATCGTCGACAACATCAGGGCGCTGCCGCGCCAGGTGGCGATTGAGGGCCTGGTCACCAATCACCCGACCGAGCTGCCGCTGTCGCACGCCGGCGGCGCGCAGGCCCTCGAGGACGCAGGCGTCATCGACGTCACC